ACGAAATACGGCAGCAGGTCAAACGGGCGCGGATGGTCAAAACCGGAATGTCCGCCGGAGTATGAGACGTATATTTCGCGGTTTCACGGAGATGCCAAGCGGGCTGCGCTGCGTGCTATCACACCGCCCGGATTTGCGCAGGCATTTTTTCGGGCGAATCCATGAGGAGGACAACCATGAACGAGCAGGAGGTTTGCCCGGAAGGGCGGAAGGACGACGGGGGAAAGAACCGGCTTGACCTGATCCCGCCGAAAGTGATTCTGGCGCTGGGGCAGGTGATGACCTACGGCGCGGGAAAGTACGGCGCAAATAACTGGCAAGGGGTAGATATCGACCGTTACTATGCCGCACTGCTCCGGCATCTGATGGCATGGCGCAGCGGAGAGGTTCGCGATCCGGAAAGCGGTATGCCGCATCTATGGCATGTGCTAACAAATGCGGCGTTTTTGGTGTTTTTGGAGGGTAAACCATGACCATTGTGTGCGACAAAGATCGATGCCGCTGGCGGGCAGGGCTGTGTCCGCCGTTCCGCGGCAGCGTGTGCCCGTTCGGGGGCGGGATAATTACATATAAGGCGGAATCAGCGCCTGTCGCTGTGGATGCAAAAGCGATAGCAGAAAGATTTTACCGCCGCAAGGCATGCGAATGGACGAGGAAAAGTCAGCGCAAAAGGAGAGAGGCGGGAAAGCGGTGACCAACGCAGAAAAAAAGGCGATTTTGTTGAAATATCAGGCGATCGAGCGCCGGATCAAACGGCTGCTGGATGAAAAGCGGGGATGGATGGAGAAGGCGACTGCGGTTAATCCCGTCCTTTCCGACATGCCCAAATGCGGCGGCACAGATAAAATCCAGAACGCCGTGTGCCGGATAGCGGACATCGAGGCCGACATCAACCGTCAGATAGACCGGCAGATCGACCTGCGGGAACGCATCGAAACGGCGATGTGTGCAATCCCGGACGGCAGACTGCGCGACCTGATGCGGTATCGGTACATAGACGGACTCACGTGGGAACAGATTGCGGTAACGATGAACTTTTCTTATCAGTGGGTGTGTAAACTTCACGGAGATGCTTTGCGAAAAATCGAATTTAGTTGATAGTAATTGATACTCAACCTGTGCTATAGTGTACATGTGGAAAGATACAAAGGCGCTGCGGGAAACCGTGGCGCTTTCTTTGTGCCGGCACAGCGAGCTCGGCGGGTGGGTTATGGAGGATTATTTTGCTTACCTGACAACGGGGTTTGCATACAACGGAGGTGGTATGTATGAAGCTGACGGCCAAGCAGCAGGCATGGATCGATTACTATAAGCAGGGACATACTGCCACCGAAGCGGCCAGGCTGGCGGGATATAAGGGGAACAATCTGAACCGGATAGGATCAGAGAACTTGTCAAAACTAGACATTTACATACAAGGTCGCGATGCTGTTCTCGAATCGCCGCGCATCGCCGATATGGCGGAGATCAACGCGTTCTGGAGTGATACAATGCGGGATGATAGCTTGGATCGTAAAGACCGCCTGAAAGCATCAGAGTTGCGGGCTAGAGCCGCAGGGATGTTTACGGATCGCGTACAGGTAAGTGGCAGCGTGGATGCGGGGCTGGAAAAACTGGACAACATCATACAGCAACTGCGTGGTGACGACTGTGGCTGACCTGCTGTTGTCTCCAAAATATAAGGCATTTCTGCGCTGCAATGCGCCTGTGGAATTTTTAGAGGGCACTACAGCAGCGGGAAAAACAACCGTAGGATTATTCAAATTTATGCTGAAGGTTGCGCAGAGCAGCAAAAAGATTCACATACTGTCCGGTCTTGATTTGGGAACGATTGAAAAGAACATCATCCAGAAAGAGCTTGGCATACTGGATGACTTTGGAAATTTGGCGGAGTACAATGCAGCAGGCCGAGGTGGGAATACGCTGCCGCACATCCTGTTCCATACCAAAAGCGGTGACAAGATCATCTATGTGCTGGGGTATGACAATAAGGCGCGCTGGAAAAAAGCTCTTGGTGGTCAATATGGATGCCTGTACATAGACGAAATTAACATCGCTGATATGGAGTACGTGCGCGAGGCGTCCATGAGATGCGATTATCTGTTGGCAACCCTAAATCCGGATGACCCTGGGTTGCCGGTGTATGCGGAGTATATCAATCATTCCAGGCCACTTCGGGCGTGGGAAAGTGATGTGCCGCCGGAAATACTGGCACAGCTCAATGAAGAACCAAAACCCGGCTGGGTTCACTGGTTCTTTTCCTTTGACCACAATGCAGGACTGGATGCTGATAAAAAAGCACAAATCATTGATAACGTACCTAAAGGTACGAAGCTATATAAGAATAAAATTCTTGGTTTACGTGGGCGTTCTACCGGACTTGTTTTCAACCTGGAACCACGTCATATTATCTCCGCACAGCAGGCGCACGAATATGCCTATATGCAGTATTCGATCGGCGTGGACACAGCATACTCCCAGTCGTCGCCGGATACTTTTTCGTTTGTATTTTCAGGCATAACGACCTGCCGGAAAAAGATAACCCTGTCAGCAGAGACACACAATAACCGGGACAGGATGACGCCATTGACGCCCAGCGACATTCCCGGTCTGGTGGTCGCTTTTGCGGAACGCAATCGCGATATGTGGGGATTTGCCCGTACCATCTATATCGACAGCGCAGATCAGGCCACACTCCTCGAGTGCCAAAAATATGCCCGCCAAAATGGCAGTATATATAATTTCCAGCCGGCGTGGAAAAAGACAAAGGTCATTGACCGTATCAATATGCAGTGCGGCTGGATGGCTCACGGGGATTATTTAATTGTGGACAGCCTTTGCAAGCCGCTCATTGATGAGTTGGGAATGTATAGCTGGAAAGAAGATAAAGACAACGAGCCGGAGGACAGAAACGATCACTGCATAAATGCAGACCAGTACAGCTGGCTGCCATATAAGGATCGGATAGGGGGCAAAGCATGACAATCGGAGAGAAGGTGAAAGCGAGAATGCAAAAATGGCTTGATATACAGCCGCCGTACAACCCGGGAAACATTGTCATAAGGGAGCCGTATAGCTTCGAGACGGACTGCATCCGAAACCGGATCTGGTATAGAGGAGATGCGGACGAACTTAAACAGTTATATGCGCAGATCCCGTCTGTTGACGCTGGGTGCAGCCGGTTCTGGGCGGCGGTACCAACCGGCGGAAAAATCCGTAAGCTGCATACCGGTTTGCCGGGAGTCATGGTGGACGTGTTGACCGGAATTGTGGTAGGCGACTATGACGGTATGGCATTCCAAGATGATGACGGAGATGACGACGAGGCGCTCACCGACCGGTGGAAAGCCATACAGGATGATATCGCCTTTGTCGATGTAATAGAGGCTGCGTTGACGGATACCTTGGTCACAGGAGGTGGCGCCTTCCGGGTATCGTGGGACTTAAATGTATCCGATAAACCATCTCTGGAGTTTTTCGGAGAAGATCGGACGGAGAGCCATTACAGAAGCGGAGTTCTGGTGGGCGTATCCTTTTACACTGACCACTATCGGGGCAGGGATAAATATCAGCTGGAGGAAATCCGTGAGCCGGGAAAGATCCGATATGTTCTGCGCGATATGGGCGGCAGAGAGGTGGAAATCCAAACAATCCCGGAGCTTTCAGCACTGCGGGATATAACACTCCCAGACAATATAATGACTGCGATTCCTTTCCGTGTGTGGAAAAATTCAAAATGGCCGAATCGTGGGCGATCAGTTTATAACTGTAAAACGGACGATTTTGATGCGCTTGACGAGATTGTATCCCAGTGGCTGGATGCGGTCAGGAACGGCAGGGTGCAGCGGTACATACCGGAAGACATGGTGCCGAGGGATCCCAAGAACGGCCTGCCTATGAATGTGGATTCGTTTGGATCAGACTTTATCAGCGTAAACAACCCGTCACGGGAAACGGGAAACGATGGACACAAAATCGATGTTGTTCAGCCAGATATCCGCTACGATGCTTTCAAAAATTCCTATGTGGCGGCGCTGGATTTGTGCCTGCAGGGGATTCTTTCTCCGGCCACACTGGGAATCAATATTGCCGCCACCGCATCGGGAGAGGCCAAAAAAGAAGGAAAAGACGTTACCGGATTCACCCGCAATCGAATAACCGCCAAGCTGGAAGCGGTACTCCCCAAGGTAGCAGGAACACTTCTTCAGGTGGACGACTGGCTTCATGGAAGACCCGTCGGTCATTATTCTCCGACAGTATCCTTTGGTGAATACGCGGCCCCGGACTTTGGTACCCGTGTTAAGGCGATACGCGAGGCCGATGCCTGCGGAGGTATGAGCGTTGAGGCCAAGGTGGAGGAAATTTGGGGCGGATCAAAGCCCAAAGAATGGATAGAGGCAGAGATCCAGCGCATTAAGCAGGAAAAAGGTATCGTGGAAGCAGGTGAACCGTCCGGAGGGGATGAGCTGCCGTGACCGCGCGTGAAATTGCGGATATTTTTGAGCGTATCCAGCTGCGGCTTATTGCATCGCTGAAGCGCAATCTTGCCCGCCACAAAGCCGAGGAAAAGAAATATGGATTCAGCTGGCCGGCATGGCAGGCGGAAAAGTTGCAGAATATTGAGCGATTTCGGCAGGAGAACCAAGCCATTCTGGCAGAGTACCAACCCATAATCGACCAGGAAACCGAAAATCTCATCCAGGAAGAATATGACGCTGGCACAGAGTCTGCGAAAACAGAACCTCCGGACACAAAGCACTTTTTCGGTGTAAACGAGCGTCGTGTAGGAAGTCTCATTGAGGACGTAAATAACAATATTCATACCGCAGAATCCGCGTCGCTTCGCATGATGGACGACGTATACCGGCAAACCATATACCGTGCTGAAATGGCGGCGGCAACAGGATCGGTTACAATGGAACAGGCGGTGGATATGGCTGTTAAAGATTTCCTGGCGGCCGGAATCAACTGCATCCAGTACAGGGACGGCCGGATGGTTAATATCGCGACTTACGCAGAAATGGCGATACGTTCGGCAAGCCTGCGGTCATACCTCCGCGGAGAAGCGGACAGACGCGAGGCACTTGGGATTGATACAGTTCTGGTAAGCCAGTACGGGGCATGTTCGGATACTTGTCTGCCGTGGCAGGGCAAGGTATACATAGATGATGTGTGGGGGCATTTCGATGGTGAGCGGCGCGGTAACATGGGCAAAAGCCGCAACGGAAAGTGGTATCTGCTGCTTTCCGTTGCTGTGGATTCCGGACTGTTCCATCCTAACTGCCGCCACACCCTGTCCATCTGGATTGATGGGATCAGCCGGAAGCCGGAACCGGCAGATGCGGAAAAGGTCAGGGAAACGGCGAAACTGGAGCAGAAACAGCGCCGCATGGAAAACCGTATCCGCCGCCTGAAAAGGCTTGCAGAAGGAACGCTGGAGCCCGAAAAGGCCAAAGAGTACCGGCGGAAGGTGCGGGATGCGCAAAAAGAATTGCGGGAGTTCATTTCTGCCCATGGCGAACAGCTTCGCCGGGACTACTGGCGGGAAAAGACGCACGGGATACCAGCTGGCGCGAATACAGTTGCAAAGCCTGCGGAAAATGGTATACTGTTATCAGACAAACGCATGACTCTGTCTGAATTTCAGCAATATACCAAGGAACGGCTGGGTATAACCGATCTGGATATCAAAGGCTTGTCTGTGGAGGGCGTCACCAAAACCATGGAGCAAATTGAGGCCGTATATAATGACTTCCCGCAGCTTCGAGGTTATGTGTCGGGTTTGGGGCAAGCCGTGCCCGATCTCAAGCGAGTTCCGATGTCGACACATCCGGCGGACGATTTGTCGAGTGTGACGCTGAATTTTAATCCTGTGATGTATCACGATCTGACGAAGCTTAAAAAGCGATATGCTCGCCAAGTAGAATTGGGAGCGTCACCTCTCGGCACATCTTGGGAACATATCGGCCTGCATGAAATGGGACATGTGGCCGAAGGATATCTTATCCGACGGCGTTATACAGGGATAGCGGATATGGAGCGCGACTGGACGGAATGTGTTACAGCATCGGAAATAATATCTGCCGCGAAAAACACCTTATACGGCATGGATTATCCGCTTGAAAAAGCTAGGATAAGAATATCGTCGTATGCTATGCAGTCGGAAAGCGAGACGCTGGCTGAAGCTTTTTGTGATTATTACGCCAACGGCGATAGTGCCAGGCCGTTTAGTCTTGCTATTATGCGGGAAATAAGGAGATGGCTTAAATGATGGATAAAGGACTTGAATTTTATCCAGAATTTTGGTGGGATCTGGTTTTTGATGGTCCGGAGCCTCCGATGTCTGTAAAAGCCAAATTATCCCCTGCCACTCCGGCATGGGCGGCGGAGGAGTATGAAAAATGGTGGGATGAAAGACAAGCTCGCTTAGAGGAAGCCCGCCAACGCGGCGGATTGATAGACAAATAAATACCTGTTGACAAAAGGCGATGCAGCGTACAAAGTGCTGCACCGTCTTTTTTCATACCCATTTTTGAAAAGGAGGAAAGAAGCATGCAGGAGGAAGAAAAAAAGGACGTTGAGCAGTCCACACCGGAGCAGGATGCGCCTGTTGGAGAAGAACCTGAAAAGGAAGAGACGGCGCCGACTGAGGATTCTGAAGGAAATGAGCCGGTGGCAGAGCCGGAGCCGCAGCCAGATCCGGAGAAAGAGCGGCTGATGCGCGAGCTCACGATTGCCCGTGCGCAGCTGGCCGCCGTACAGTCGGACATTGATCCCAAGCAGGCCGCGGATGCAGTGATTCTGGCCGTATATGCGCTGGAGCAGGAAGGCAAGACGCCGGATGAAAAGACCATTTCCAAGGCTCTTGAGGGCGTGATGGGACGGCACCCGGAATGGAAGGCTGGCACAACGCCGAAAGTGCCGGAAAAGGCTGGCGCGGAAGAACAAAAAAAGCCGCCGGAAGCTAAAGGCGTTCCGGCCGGCAAGGTCATTTTTTGAGAAAAAGAAAGGATGAATGAATCATGGCAAGAACAAATGCAATCAGTCTGCTGGCTGGAACCAGCACTCCCGCAACTCTGGCGGAAATCTACGGTCTTGTGATCGAGAACGTCCAGAAAGGCGCGCTGTCTACTGCGCTCAAGTCGAATCAGTATAGCGGAAATCCCGCTGCCGGTTCGGTGGAGTTCCAGCGGTTTTCCAACGCGGCGTCCAAGGATTACGGTACGGCAAGAACCGCCGGGAAGGGTGACAAAGTAACCGCAAAGCCGGTTACGGTGAACCTGAGCACCCATAAGGAGATCGTGGAAGAGGTCGCCAAATTCGATCTGGACACCTTCGGCGTGGCGGATATTATGCGCCGCCGGGCGGATAACCATACGCAGTCCATGATCCGGGAGCTGGATTCTGCGTTCTTTGCGCAGGCCGTCTCGCAGGGTACCGCGTTTACCCCGGCGTCCGGCGTTACGACAATTCAGGACATTTTGGAATCCATGTTCCAGACGCTTGAGACCACTAAAAACGACAACACCGACGGTGTTGATCGCGGCTTGATGGCCTGCGTACTTTCCCCGGCCAAATATGGCGCGATTCGGAGTTTTCTCGACACCCAGTCTAATCCGAATGTCGATACAGCGGGCGAAGAGTTCGGTATGTATCATGGGGTTAAAATTTACAGTTGTACCCGCCTTCCGTCTAAAACAAACGGGCTGCTGATGGCGTTTGGCTCGGTCGCCCAGCCGGTAGTGACCTATCCTTACGGAGAGCCGGAACGCATCCCGCTGTCTAACGACATGGCCGTATCCCTGTTCTATGATTATGGCACCAAGGCGCTGACCCCCGACCTGATTCTCAAATGGGTGGAGGCGTAACCGTGAAATACCGAAACATGGAAACTGGAGTTATACTGGAGCCTGCTGACCCGGAGGCTGAAATTGCCCTGGCAAATGATCCCCGGTATATGGCAATGAACGAAAAGCCGGTTAAGAAGGCTAAAACGGAGACGAGAGCGGAGGGATAGCCATGTATGTGAGCGCGGAGGAATACATCAAGCTCAGCCGGAGCCATGCGGTGCTTGAGGACCAGCTGGAGCAGGCGCTGGATGAAGCGGAACGGGATATTGACAGCCTGACCTTTTGCCGAGTCCGCGCGGTGGGTATCGATGCGCTCACAGATTTCCAGCAGAGTCTTGTCAAGCTGGCTGTGGTGCAGCAGGCCGATTTCCGTAAGCAGTATGGCGAAATGCTGGAAAATCCGCTGGCCTCTTACTCTGTCAACGGCGTATCCATGAGTTGGGATAAAGGGGCGGTGACATGCGCTTCGGGTGTATACACCGCCCCGTCTATACTGGCGCTGCTTCGGCAAACCGGATTGACATATAGGGGGCTTCGCCGATGATATGGCCGAAACTGGTACCAGATGCTGTGTGCACGACACCGATCACGGTTCATTTGGAGTTTCCAGGAATAAATGAAGATGGCAGCCCAAAGACAGGCAGAACTATTGAAGCCATATGCAATTTTCAGCAAAAAAACAAATGGATCATGGATGGAGAGCGGAGGCTGATGCAGTTGCAGGCCACCGCTCTTTTTAATGGTGACATTGCACCGGACATGGAAATCATGGCGGGGACTGTTACAACAAAGAACGGCGAGATATGGATGATCCATTCATCAAGCCGGGCTAGAAATCCGGATGGAACTGTGAATTATACAAGTCTGGAGCTGGTGTAATGGGAATCAAGATCACCTTGAACGCTGGCGCGCTGGATAATCTGGACAAGGCGGTTTTGCGTACGGCTGAGTTGACAATGGAGGCGCTGAAAACCGATGTTGTATCAGGTCGGGTAATGCCATACAACGTTGGAACTATGCAGAATGACGATACCTTTACCGACGTCTGGCAGAATGGAGAAACCATCCATGGCGTGCTTGTCACGGGATCCCCACAGGCTCGTCGCCTGTATTTCCATCCGGAATATAACTTCCAGAAAAAACCGAACGAAAACGCTGGTGGTGAATGGCTGGAGCCTTGGATCAACGGTGAGAAAAAGGATTTCATAGCAGAAACGTTTGCAAAATTGCTTAAAAGGGAGGCGAAGTTGTGACAGCGGAAAATTTGAAGAACTGGCTCAAGGAAAAGTTGGGGCTTGGTGATGATCAAATCGCCGTGGGCAGTATCGACGGCAATAAAGATCAATATATCGGTGTGTATGACGGTAAATCAACCGGAAGCCAGCGTATATGCATCGGTGGTAAGAAAAACACAAAGTATCAAGAAGCAACCTTTTCCCTTCTGGTGCATTGGACGACTTCACCGGTCACGGCCTCCGCGAAGGCGATGGAGATTTATAATTTGCTTTATGGCCTGTCCGGGGAGATCATGGACGGGATGCGCACAGTGAAGTCGGATCCCGGCGGACAGCCTGAATGGGCTGGCAGGGATACCCGCCGGGTTTGCGAGTATGTGATCCGGCTGAAATTAACGTATGAAAGGATGAACAAAAATGGCAACTAACACCGGAGTGTTCCCGGTATTCGACAATGTGTTTAAGATCGGAACTGAAGGCCGGTCCAGCGCAGCAGAGAAAATGGTGACTATCGCAGAAATGGAGAGCTTTTCCGTTTCCATCGATGGAAATGTGGAAGAGTGGAAGCCTATGGAATCGGAAGGGTGGACCAAGCGTATGACCACCGGCAAGGCTTTGACGATCAGCCTCGCGGGCAAGCTTTGCCCCAGCGATCCGGGAAACGCCTATATCGCGGGGCTGGCATGGAAATCCGGCACAGACTGCGATACCAAGTTCGAGTGGGATTTCCCGGACGGTTCCAAGCTGGAATTTGATGCTGTTGTCAGCGTGACCGCAATCGGCGGCGGGGACAGTACCAACGTGGCAGCCCTTGAATTTGATCTCATGAGTCATGGCAAGCCCACCTATACCCCTGCCGTATCCGCGTAACATAATCGACCTGCCCCCGTCAGATGCGGCGGGGGCGGCCTGTTTTTTGAAAGGAAGTAACGTCATGGGAAAATTGTATACCCTGGATGATAAGCTGCTCATCGGCAGCCCGGAAATCCGCATCGGGGACAAAGTGTATCCGGTGGATGACCGGATTAAAACCGTCAAAAAGATGGAAGGGCTAAAGGACGATACCGAGATCCTGAAACTGGCCTTTGGCGTGAAAGCGGCGAAGGAAATCGACGATATGAACCTGCCGTATTCCGCCTATGCCCAGCTGGTCAGGCTCGTTGCGTCAGCCATGACCGGTGAAGAGGTGACGGAGACCCGATTTCCAGACCCGGAAAGCAAGTGAACCTTGGTACGATGTGGATTTTGATCGTGTGCTGATCGAGCAGAGTATAGCGAAACAGTACGGTGTACTGCCGAGCGAGCAGGAAAACCTGCATTACAGCGACTGGGCGAAAATGGTCGGTGGCCTGATGGACGATACACCGCTTGGCCGGATAGTGGCTATCCGCGCTGAAAAGGATCACGACACCCTGCGGCGTATGACCCCGGATCAACGCCGTATCCGGTCAGAATGGGCGGCGTTCCAGGCGCGGAAAAACGGGGTGAACGACCGCGAGCGGTTGAAACAATTGCAGTCCATGATTGCCGGACTGTTCGGGAGGTGATAGCTTGAGCACATCAGTTGGGGCAATATCGTTTGATCTGGAGATCGTAAATACACTACACAAACAGCTTAAGGCTATTGCCAAATCGGCGGAAGGACAAGCTGCTGCCGCTTTCAAGGGAGTCGGGGAAAGCGTTTCCGACAGCTTGGGCGTTGCGTTGGATAAAAGCGGAAAGGCTGTTTCCGACGCCATTACGGCACCTGTAAAAGATGCGGTTGAAGAAATCAAAACAATGTGCAACGGCGCGGTAATCATAGGAAAAGGCGCCGCCAAAGCAATTAAAACAGAAACCGGTGCGCTGTTTCCGGATCAGCCCGGCGGCCAAAAGTCGGCGTTAGCCGTGGATATGGTTGATGATCCATATGGGCAAAAAGCGGCAGTGTTGGCAGCGCCAAAGGCTGATGCAAAAGGGCTGCGCGCGTCTGCAGATGCGGTAGAGCTGTTGAATCAGGAGCTTGATAACGCATTAAACCGCTTACGTCTTCAGGAAAATGAGGTTGACCGATTAACAAACGCCTATAACCAAATCCCCAGCAGTAAGCTGGGAGGCGAAGAGGCGGTAAAGCTGGAATCCCAGCTTGCCGCTGCCGAATCCAGAATGCTGTCATTGCAAAAGACGGCAAATGGATTGCAGGCGAAACTGGATAAAGTAATGCAGCCGAAAGGTGTGACGGTTGATACAGAGAAAGCAAAGGCATCTGTGACGTCCCTTAAAGACGCGGTTGCCAAGACGGCGGATTCTGCGGATCAAAAAATAAAAGCTACGGTATCCAAGACAACGGATACCATCGGCAAGGCTATGACGTCCATCAAGGGGAAAGTGTCCGGTGTATTCAAAAGCGCGGGTGCATCCGTCAACAAACAGGTTAAAGCTATCGGAAGCAAGGTCGGAGGCTTATCGAAAAGCGTAAAAAGCGCATTCAAATCTGCATTTTTAATGGCTGGTCTGTACGCGGCCTTTCGCGGAATTAAATCCCTTATAGGGGATGCTGTTGGCCAAAACGCAGAATTTGCCAAGTCTCTTGAAGTTATCAAGGGGAACCTTCTGGTAGCCTTTACGCCGATTATGCAGACGATTCAGCCGGCACTGAATGCCCTGGCTTCCGGATTTGCCGCTGTGTCAAAGCAGATTGCCGCAGCGTCTGCGGGACTCTTTGGCCAGACATATGAACAGGCTAAGGCAGCCACAAAACAAATGCAGAATGTCAGCACGGCCGCCAAAAAGGCCAACGCTACCCTTGGAATTGACGAGCTTAACACGGTAGGGCAAGACGATAGCGGTACGGATTTAAGCGCTCTGGACACCGCGAAGTATGAAGACGCTGCCAGCTTCGGCGAGCGTGTCAAATCGATGTTATCGTCTGCGGCAGCGGCGGTTGGTCCGCTGATTGCCTCTGTTGCAGGAAAAATCGCGGATGCTGCACCTCAATTTGTCAGCGCTGGTGTGGAAGTCGTCAATAAGCTGCTATCCGGATTTACCAAAAATGCGCCGAAAATTACTACAGCCGCCATAACCACAATCAATGCCTTTATGAAAGGGCTTAATAATCTTATTCCGGAACTCGGCCCGTTTGCAATCAGTACGATAACTTTTCTGGCAAGCAGTTTTCTAACCTATGCACCCCAAATGCTTTCCCTCGGGATCACCTTACTTGCAAATATGCTGCAGGGGCTGTCCCAGGAAATCCCAAACTTAATACCGCTGGCGCAGAATGCGATTACAACGATTGTACAGTCTATCCGCGACAACCTGCCATCCATTATTAATTCAGGCATTTCCATTTTGACATCTCTTATCAGCGGTATATCGGAAATGCTGCCAACACTTATTCCTATGGCGCTCGAATGCATCCTGACGCTGGTCGAGGGGTTAATTGACAATCTGCCGACGCTCGTGGACTCTGCAATCGAGATGATTACCGCGCTTGCTGAGGGGATACTTGCGGCTTTGCCGCTGCTGATTGAAAAAGCGCCTGTAATCATACAAAAGCTGGTTGATGGATTAGTTGATGCCATACCGAAACTCATTGATGCGGCCATTGAGATTATCATGGGGATCTGTGATTTCCTGCTGGATAATATGGATGATATTCTCAAGGCGGCCATTGATATCGTTATGGCGTTGGCATCTGGCCTTGTTAAAGCGATACCGGAGCTGATCAAGGCTATTCCAAAGCTGGTAAAAGCCATCATTGATAAAATCAAAAATACCGACTGGCTGCAGGTGGGTAAAGATATCCTTTCTGGAATCGGAAAAGGACTCATTGATGGCGTGAAAAACATCGGCGGAGCGATAAAGGAGGCGGCTGGCGGACTAGTTGACGGATTCAAAAGCTTCTTCGGGATTGCGTCCCCTTCAAAATTGTTCCGTGATGTAATCGGAGCAAATCTTGCCGCAGGTATCGGCGAAGGTTTTGTGGAAGAGATGGATTCCATAAGTGGCGATATGAACAAAGCGGTTCCAACCAGCTTGCCTGCTCCCGAACTGGAAATGATGGGTGTATCGGGCGGACGCAATGCGGCAACAGCATCGAGCGCCCTGCAAAGCATTTTAGGGCTGCTGCTTGCTATGAGTCAGGGTGTCAGTCAGATAACCAACGGAAATCTACGGATGGAAAACGTGGAGTATCTGCTTGAACAGTTGATTGATACAGTGGATGCCAAAGAAACTGTTGTCAATGTAGGGCTGGATGATCGTGCTGTTGCACTGGCGGCAGAACGTGGCAGCCGGTCTCGTGGATACCGTGTTGTAAACGCATGAAAGTGGTGAAAATATGCAGGATGCTTTTATAACTGTAGCTGGCGTACGCTTTCCGTATCCCAACCGGGATAGCGGATTGCAGACGCGATCCACACTAGTAAGCGGCAGCCGGAATGCGCGCGGTGTATTTATAGGGCAGCGTATTGGGCGCGATCAGGTAAAGGTCGAACTGCAATGGTTCACAATGGAAGCCGCACTGTGGGCAAAACTGCTGCAGTTGTTCGACTTAAACTTTGTCAATACGGTCGAATATTACGACATGACAGAGGGGGAGGTAGTCAGCCGGCGTATGTATGTGAACGACCGCACTGCACAGCCTCTAGAGGTTGATCTGCAAACCGGAGCATGGCTTACAGTGAAAAACTGCAAACTCAACCTGATTGATACGGGGGAATAGCAGATGTATCCAGTAAGCAATGCATACCGGAAGATTATGGCTGGCCAGATCCGCGGAGAGGTACGTGTGGAAGGCGAGATCTACAGTTCGGCAATAGAGGTACAAACCGGGATTAAGACAACGTCCGATAACGCGCTTCCAGAGTGCGATGTGTCTGCGTTAAGCAAAATAGTTACCGACAGCAGAATTAATATAGCCTCTTTTGAACAGGATTATATGTTTGCGGATGGGTCGTACAGATTTGCCGATGGCAGCGTCATCCCTTATTACATAAGCAATGCACTGTCATCGGTCGATCCGGACGAAAACGGGGAATATCCGATCTCGGATAGCAGTGTCACTATAGAACCTGTTGTTTATGCGGGAACAATTTACTGGGACACACACGATCGTACACTATCGATACTTTGCGATGCTTCTGTCGCACGAATTTCCATAACGGTTGATACGTCATATGTGGGCACGCCGGTCACAACCGAATGTGTTGCCGTTGACGGGATGGCCGTTGCAGAAAATATCACCGATCAGGAGCACTGGCATAGTTGCACGGTCAAAGTGGTTAGCTTGAAAAAACCAAATCAACGTGCAAGGGTATATCGTATCGCTGCCGGAAAGTGTTATAAATTGACACCGGATCAGGTATGCAGCATGAAGTACACGGATCAAAATGATAGTATCGGTGTCGTGCTCCCGTCGAAAACCATACAACTGTCGGTCGACAACCTTAACCGAACCTTTACGCCTGAAACGGAATACCAGCATCCCAGTTTTTTGTCTGGTGAGACGGTGCTTTGCCTCCGAATAGGTATTGATCTAATGAACGGCGTGACAGAATGGATTGTTTTACCCAAAATGTATCTGCGCAATTATGCAGTCGGTGACGAGACTGTGGATTTTGACTGGTATGATGCAATCGGCCGGTTGAATGAGGATGATGCTACCCACTACTATAGCTACCCATATAGCAATGACGCAGATGCCGTGCTGACAAAACGCGTACAGGAAATCATGCAGTTATCCGTTGTGTTTGAGGACGTCATGGGACGGATACGGACAGCAGCGGATAAATTAGGGATTACCCTGGATACAGCATCGGCGGCTAATCCGACTATCGTGATTCGTAATCCATGCCCGATAATTACGTCCGCTCAGGCTTTACAATTATACAGTAACGTATCCGGGAATTTACTGCGAACTAAACGGACCGGGGACACCCTGGAATTTGTGCAGCCTCCGGGCAGCGCGGTTGCCCATATGAGCCTTAACGAGATGTGGAAGCTGCCTGAATGGGCGGCAGAGGATAGTGTTTCCACATTGTCACTTAATATAGAATCTACCGGCAGTGAAACAGAAACCAAGGTCATCGGAGAACATGTCAGCATATACAATTACGCACAGCGCTTCACAACAGACGCTCCGATTCGGGTGCTTACCGCAGAAAGCGATCCACCGGTAACCATATCTGCCGCTGCAAAATTTGCCTATTGCTGGTACTTATATGCCTACCGTTTTGATGAGTACATGCAAGACGGCAAAGTGAAGGCGGAGTTATATAAAGCCATGAAAAACCAGAAAGAGGTTACGGTTAGACGTGCCTCTGGAAAAGCTCTATCCGTCAGCAACCCGCTGTTGGATGACTCTTTGGAAAACATCATGACTACCCATATGCGCGAGGCCTATCAATACCCACTTGTTGCGACAATATCCCATCGGGGATACCCGGAATTTGACACGGGCGATGTGATCACGATTGAAACGGAAACGCAGGAGGCCGTGCGCGTTAGAATCCTGGAAAACAGCTTTGAGATAAAAGAGGGCGCAATGTCGGGAAGCACGAAAGCGAGGCGGTTGGAGTGAATGCGGCAAAAACCAACTGGACCGCAAACGATTATTTCAATGTATCAGACTACACCCGCATTACGGGAAATCTCAATTCCGCCGCGGCGCTTCTGCACTGCCCGACGAAGGATTATCCCCAAGCCGGGATTGATACATACAAGCTGCTGGACATATTCCAGGCTATAGCGGATGGGTATAATCAACTAACGGTTATTGCCAATCTGCAAAGCGACTATCCTGCGATTATCGTGGAGAACCGGGCGACATGGTTTACCTATGAGGAACTGAATGCCATAGAGGGTTTATGTGTAACGGTTGTTCACCGGATTCTTTCTATGGCTTGTTACGGAAACGGGTTTGCATATGGAAGCGAAAGCGTATATGGAGGAGGAAAGCATGGATAAAATTATATTTAAAGACGTTGCCGCCGAACATCTTAATCGCTATCAGCTAATAAAGGTGACAGGCACAGAAGACCAGTATGATTTGATCCCCGTGTACGGAACAGTGTCTCAGGAGGGAACCCCTGTCCGGGCGCTAGAGCTTAATGAACTACAGGAAAATATTGATGCTTCAAAGCAGGATTCCATCACGGCGCGGGGCATTCTTAAAGGGGACGGACAGGGCGGTATCCTGACGGCGAGTTCCGAGTCGGATTATGCGACCCCGGGATATGTCAATGGACAGATCAGCGCGCATGATTCGGCTTCAGGGGCGCATGCCGACCTGTTCGATGCCAAGCTGGACAAGACCGGCGGAACGATAAACGGTGCACTGGATATCGCCAACGCCGGCAGCCTGAAATTTTTAAATC